ATTCTTTCAGATGCCTGTAAGTTTGATGGAGGACTTTTTGGTTCGTTTAGTAAAGATATACTTCTTGCAGGTAAACTTATACCAGACTCAATATTTGCATATTTACCATCAATATAAGTTAAGGCTGTAATCGCATAATTTATACCATCCTGTTCTTCAACAGTTATTACTCTAAAAGTCTGTGCTTCTAAAGTAGAACTTTGTAGTAACCATATAGCATTTACATTTGGTGTTGCAGATAAAGCTGAATCTAATGTGATTACACTACCTACAATTCCAGTTACATTTTTAGTCTCAACTGTACCATCAGGTAATATTACACTGCATTTTTTATTCGATCCAGTAAATGTATCTAAATCTTGTGTGTTATCTACAGTGATCTGCGTAGTAGTTGCTGCATTTATTCTTCCTGATCTTCTCTCTCCACCACGAACAGGATCATTTACAGAGATAACAGATCCAGGTCTTACTATCGCACCAGCGTCTATTGATGTTGTAAAGCTAATTACCTCAGATTCATTTTGTTCACTGAATAATATTGCCTTACCTAATCTCTGAGCCTGACCACGGGAAGTACAGGCAAATGCTTTTACATCTTTTTTGACTATTCCTAGCTTGGCTTGTGCAGCAGTATCTTCTACAACTTCATAATCTATTTCTCTACTATCCATATTGAAATAGCTGACAGAGATAACAGTATGTCTTTGTTTTAAACTGCTGCCAGAGTATGAAAACCCACCTTCACCTACGTTTGCCAAGCTAAATAAATAACTTGGATCTGTTGGTTTATCCTGTGTAATAGTTACAGAACCTTCAGACCAGATCGGAAAACATCTCATAACACCAGCTAATTCATTTATTAGCGTGTATGCCTCCATAGATCCCTGTAAATTTACATTGCAGCTAAACCTAGCTTCTTGTCCAGCAAAACCATCTGATACTAATTCATTTGCATATCTACTGGCTGCGACAAAACTAAATAAATCTAAATTACTATCTGTGATATGCGTTCCAAATCCATATCTTTCGGTAGTTAAAAGATCAAGAAGTATCATCGCAGGACATGAACACCAAACAGCAGCACCCATTGTTCCGTTAAAGATATAGCCACTTGGGTAAATAATTCTTCCTGTCTGTAAATCAACAGTAGGTGTACCAGAATTAGATGCACCTGCTCCTGGTATTCTTACCTTTACCCCACGAATACGAAAAGCTCTTTTTGGTATAGAACTAAACTGTTCAGAATCTATTCTTAAATTTGTATAGGCACTGTTTAAATATCTTTGTTTATCATCGACAATCTCACCAATACTTGTCCAAGCAAAAGCATCAACAAGACTAGAAGAAGTACTATCTGCCGTAACTCTTACAACTCTTATATCAACAGGAAATGCACCAGTTACATTTACACGATATTCTTTTTGGTACGCATCAGCAGTACGACCTGTAATAGTGTCTGATAAAACATCATTAAAACCACCACTATTATATTGAACTTGTATTTTTAATTGAACTGAAGAACCAAGCAAATCTCCTTGATCCGTAGCTTTTTGTAATTGTGGAAATGTTATTGTTATCTTTGCAGCATCAACATTAGTATTTGTTATCTGACGAGTTACGGGAGAAGAAGTTGTTACTGTTACTCCTACACTTGTTGTCGATTGACTACTTTCAATACCAGGAATATGCTCTTGGTTTGACGTTCCAAAACGAGGTGTAAATCCTACATTTTGAAAGTTAAAATCTGCTGTTTGTGGATTAGTATTACTAGCACTAGAGTTAAGAATAGGAGTATCGTTTAAAAATATATCTTTCAATGCTGCATTGTTATATGCAGTAGATCCTTTTGTGAGTCCTGCTTTTGATGGAGTAGCAAAACCTTCTATCTCACCTTCAGATAATAAATCTTGAATCGTAGCAAACTGCCTACTGTTTAAAGTATCAGGTGCTCTTGTTGGAGATGGTGGGGTAGGAGGAGGACCACCAGAACCTCTAATAATTTTATCTGTCATGCTTGTACCTGATTAGTATCAATTCCTGCTGATATAACAACTGATCCTGTTACTATTTCACCATAAGCTATTGGATGAGAAGTACCAGCCCTGCTAGTATTTTGAACACCAGAAAAACTAAATGATATGCGTGGATCTTCCTCGTTTGCGAAGTCAGGAATTTCTGGTACAGGAAATAACATTTCATTTACACCTGATAAAAGTAATGTACCACCAATACCTATAGCAGCCTTATAGCCAAAACCTGCACCTGCAAGAGATGTACCAAAACCTTTGCCAAATACTAAAGGTGAGCCAGGAACTAAAAATGCACCTGCTATTAAAGCAGCACCTAATAAAGTACGACCTAAACCGCCACCTGCACCTGTAATAACAGGAACAATACTAATATCTGATTTACCTATTGGATTTTGTATATCATCTTTACTAATTTCATAACTATCAACTATAACTTTGTAATATCTTTCATTCATATATGACTCAAGTTTAGGAAAGTTACTAACAAGAAAGCGTATAGCATCAGCAGTTGTATTTATATGTGCATCTAATTCTTTATGACCTACAAAGTCAGCTAGTTCTCCATAAAGTTTAACTTTTCTGAGCATAGCGATACCTCTTACCAGTACATTTTAACAACCACTCAGAATATGGCTCTCTACAAGATAGTCTATCTGCTAAATGATGTAAAACCATATCTCCAAGAAAAATAGCTACATGATTTAAGGTTGGGTGCAAAATTGACATTAACAAAACATCTCCCTTTTCTAACTTTTCATCTGATCTAAGTTCTCTAAAACCTGTACGCCACGCATAATTTTCAAACAAAGGATTTTTTAAAAACTCTTCTGGTGTCATTGTTCTTGCATAATCTTTTAGTTCTATACTTTTTTCCTGTTTATACCAATCAACAACTAAACTCCAACAATCAGTAACACCCCAAACCCACGGCCTACCTAATAAATCTGGAACATAACCTTCTGGCTTACATTCTCCCCACTCTTCTGTTTTAGGATTAACAATATACCACGGTAATTTACTATGTTCACAACTAATACGATCAGCCTGACTTGGTATCGGAGGTGTTGATGGGTGACTATGAAAAACAGCAACTATGTCACCTAAATTATCTGCTTTTACATAATCTTCTGGATTTAAAATAAACTCCTGATGATTTGTTATAGCTAAATTTTGACAGGGATAGTATTTTTGTTTACCTCTTATATTTAGTAAAAGTCCTACAGCTTCTTTAGGATCTTGGTCTTTCGCATGAACCAATGCGTCATCTCTCCAACTCATTGCAAAAAAGTACCAATACTTGGAAATAAAGCACGTGTACATTGTCGTTTTGGTGCTTTCACCCCTGCCATATCTATAGCAGCAGCTAATTCAAATTCTACAACATCTCTATTTTCAACAGATTTTCTGTCTATTGTATAAATTTTACGTTTAAATTCTGCTGTAGGATCAGGCGTACCAAAAGGATTAGTATTACCAGGAAAATTAACAGCATCTATAAATCTAGCCATTGTAGTAATTCTTGTAAAAGTAGCACCTGTTAAATCATTACCTGTTGTAGTTTCATTTACTGTTAACAAAATTGCAGATAAAGTACCTAATGCGTTACTTACAACAAGTTTTGGTCTTGGTATCTGACCACGCTGATATGCAAAACCTGTAGCTTCTATTGGAAATCTTTGATAAGAATTACCAGCCCAAACTATTTCTCCATTTGCATTAAGGTTAGATCCAGAATGAAATCTATATGTTGTTGTTGCTCCATGTAGTGAATTATCTAGCTGTAATGTAAATAGTTCAATTATTGCAGAAGGATTTATCTTTTGAATCTCACTAAATACAGGATCAGTGCTCATGGCTCAAACACCTCTCTAAATGTTGCAGTGATTGTTGCACGATTAGGAAAATTTATTTTTTTATTCCAGGCATCACATACAAACTTATATGCCGAACCTTCTCCTGGAGGTGTGTAATCAAAACTAGCTCTGTCTAAAGCTCTGGCATCAAGAAAAGTTTCTAAAGTATCACTTTCTGTTTCAGTAATATTATTCCATGTAAGATTATAAATTTTAGGGTTTTTATGTTCACTTAAACCTAGCTGT